CAATTTTGTATATCTTTTGTATATCTTTTTGATCAAAATATATCAAAATTTGATATACAAACAGTAGAAATACTCTATTTAGGAACATTTTTTATAAAACTATATTTATATACTACCCCTATTTTCTCCTTATAGGGTTTTCAAACTTGATAAAGTGTGCTATTTAATATCTATGGGAGAACTCTCAAAACACGATCCTCATGCCAAAGACAGGATTGGTAAAATAACTTCAAAGCAAGTAAATTTTGTTAGGCACTTGGTAGACAACGATGGTATGATTTCTGCAGCTGAAGCCGCAAGGAGGGCTGGTTACTCTGAAAAAGCTGCCAAAAATATTGCCTGTAATCTCCAAAACCCAAGACTATTCCCACATGTTGTTAAAGCAATTGAAGAAGCTCGAGAGGAGCAAAGAAAAATATTTGAAGTCAACAGAGAAAGACATTACCGAGATCTTGCTAAGATTAGAAACATGGCACTACAAGAAAATAATTACTCTGCTGCTGTACAGGCTGAAAAGGCTAGAGGGCAAGCTGCTGGCCTCTACATTGAACGTAAAGAAGTAAGACATGGGAGTATCGATGCCATGTCAAGAGATGAAGTCGAAGAGAAGATCAAACAAATACTTGGCGAGAACGGGAAGATCATTGAGATCTTGCCAGAAGAAACAAATGAAAAAGAAATCGAGTCTACCAAAAACTGAGAAAGACTTTCCCTGGAAGAAAGTTAGAGTTATTTGGCAAGACATCACAGGTTATTCTAGTCATCACACAGTTAAAGAAGTTAATGAGTTAAAAGCTCACACTATGATTACAGAAGGATGGCTCTACTCTTCTGATAAAAATGCAATTAAAACTTTTGGTGGGTATTCTTTTGAAGATGGGGAGTATTGTTTTTCTGACGTTAATGTATTTCCTAAAAATTACTGTAAGATAGTTAAGCTATGAAACTTTTATTTGTTTGGGTTGTTGGCTATTACTGTGTTGATTTAAATTGTTATCAACTACACCAACCTGTTAATTCTATAGCTGAATGTGAGACAACGATTATGAGTCACGCACAAGCTTTCTCAGAACTTGATGAAGAGTATGGTGGTAAGTGGGAACTTGACTGCCATGTTATGATTAATAAATACGTGGGACAATCATAGTATATGAAAGGGCCTGAAGCTAAACTTTGGCAACGACTACACTTAAAACTTCATGATGTTTTTTGGACAAGAATAGAAAATTCTGCCTCAACAGGTATACCTGACCTGTATGGAGCAGCTCAGGACAGATCATTTTTCATTGAGCTAAAATGTACTAAGAGTAGCTCGTTAAGAATATCGCCAACTCAAGTTTCTTGGAATTATTCCAATGTTTCCAATGGTGGACGCTCATTTTTCTTGGCAGAGACCCTCTTTGACGGCACACTGCATGTGTACGGAGGTAAAAGTGGCAAGGATCTTGTAAAATGGGGCTTGAAAACAGTTCCCATAGCCACGTTCCCCGCACCGTGGGACACGCAAAAGCTTCTCCATTGCTTGAAATACCATAAGTTTTAGTCTCCATTGCTCCATTGCCCGTGCTGGGCCCCGGTTCACGACTCGTGCAGCTGGCATGCCAGGGCCGCTGGTAACCTGGATAGCTCTCCATTGCTCCATTCCCATTGTTTTTCGCCACTTTTTGAATTTAATTTACCATCCCGGTTACCAGGCCGCTGGCAGCGCCGTGCCTGACTCCATTCGATTCTCCTTATTCTACGCTACTTTTTTTACCATCTGGGCCGATGCAGCTGGGATCCAGGTACGGGAAGCACGGCTGTCCCGTAAAAAAATAGAATTAGGCCTTGACATTTCATTATCCCATAATTATATTATTAACAGAGTATGCGTTATGTAAGTTAAAAGCTTCATCTAGCTAGATTGTATACTCACCGACTAGGAAGCGATAAAGGAAAAAGGATAAGTAGCGGAATGACGAACACGCACCGACCTAGTCACCTAAGAAAGGAGAACATATGAGAGCAACTAAAAAAGTAGTAGAGAGAAGACTGGAATTTATTAGAAATAAACTGGATCTAGACTATGAGCTGCAATACTCTTCAGCCTATAGCTACCCGTGCAAGATCATCAGCAGAGGAGGATCGCACGACGAGTCGCAGAGAATGTCCACAGCAGAAGCCGTGGAGTGGTGTAACGGTTTCCTGAATGCATACTACGCTCTGTACGATAAACTAAAGCCACGGGCCAAGTACCGTGGGGAGGCGACTCAGTAGTTGCACTCTCCATTCGTATTACTTGCAGGAGCTCTTTTTTTGCTCCTGCTGTCCAGGTACAGCTGGGTGCTGCACGGGCTCCTGATGGCACTTATATTCTTGTCCATTGCCAGTTACAAAGGAGAACGAGACTCCATTCCATTGCCCAACATCCAGGCAGCTGGATGGGCGGACCAGGAGATTCCGCCAGCACCGGGTACGGCAGCAGTTGACTCACAGGAGTTGTATGAACCGAGTTCAGTAGAAGAAAAAATTCATGTACAAGTACTTGACATTTGAGATCCCATGATTATATTATAATTAGAAATAAATAATTAAGGAGACTTAAAATGGGCGACAGAGTATCAGTACAATTTAAAAACGGAGAGGACACATCAGTTGTTCTATTCAATCATTGGGGTGGCATGGGCTTCGTTGAAGAAGTAAAGAAGTGGGTCAAAAACTTCGAGATGCATGTTATTGCAAATTGGAAGCACAAAAACCATAGCACACCAATTACACGTTGCGATGTTGAAAATTTAATGGTGCAGTTTATTGCATCATTGGGTAAGCATGAAAAAGACTACAACTTTAATCAGTTGGTTAGTCACAGTATTTATCTTGGCAAGACACAGAACGACGGAGATAACTCAGACAATGGTCATCACGTAATTGAAGTAGGTGACTTGAAAGAAAAGTTTAAAGATCTTGAGTAGAATAGTATTTAATAACAGCGAGGCGCTCAAGTGCCTCGCTGAAGGAACATTAAAAGCAAAAAAATTTCGCCTCCCTTACACAGACAAGCACACTAAAGACAAAGGAGTATTGTTTGTAAAAGATAGCGGTATTTATTTAATGAATGCATATGCAGGGGGATCGAGTCCAAATGAATTGGGCACAGTTGTCTTTGCAGAATCCTTTGATCCCACAAAAGATGAAGACGTGTGGGAGAGATCAAGAGAGGCAGTCGGCGGAGATGATTTCGGAGAGTTCTTAGAATTTCCCGAAATTATGTTGAAGGCGATCCTTGCAGATAAATTAAAAAAGCTAATTATCAACATGGAAGAGACTAGCTACAACATGGAGTTTGAACTTGATTAACGCTCCATTGTCCATTGCTCCATCATTGGAGCAATGGAGTTCCATTGTCCATTGCCCCATCCGCCAGGCAGCTGGGGGCCAGGAGGCCAGTGTGAACGGCAGCTGCCCTGACTGGGGTGAAAAAAAATAAATGATTTTAATATTAGGCGTTTTAATAAAAGTCTTGGTGATGGTCGGGCTGATCAAGCTGATCTTTGGTTAAGAAAAAAAAATAAGTTATCCACAACTTTATTGTAGACAATCCCATGGATATGTGATTTAATGATCTTGTTAATAAGAAAATACAGAAAGGTAAAGAACTTATGACAAATACTAAAACTAAAATCGTATCAAAGCAGAAACTTGATATGACTAAATCAAAAGCGTTTCAAGAGATGATCTCGATCCTTGAAACAATCAAAGAGTATAAAGATGATATTAAGCATTTGAATACTCAGTTTAATAACATGTTAATCCAAATGGGAATTAATAAAAAAGAGTTAGAGAATACAACTGTATTCTCAGCGCCTTATTCTCGTAGGGATTTGATCGCTAAGTTATCATTAGTTAACACTAATGATCTACCTAGAATTCATGAAGCTTTAATCAAAGCGGGTTTTGTGAATGGTTTAGACGAATTCAAAAAGACATCTAACAGAGTGGAGTTCGACTATGCCTAACGATCTTACAACACGTATCAACAATCTTGTTCAGCTAGGTACAGACCTAGCTGAGCGCAACCCTCAAAGAATACACAGAGTTCAAGAAGAAGAAGCAACAAACATTGACTACAAAAAGATATGTCAAGTTCTTGAATATGAAATCTTTGAGTTTGTCGGTAAGAATAAACACGACGCAAAGGTGCAAGAATTCTCAATGAAACTTGCGCAGACTTTAGCGCAATATCTCTAGCGCTACAGGTGGGGGCATCCGCCCCCACCCAACCCCCACATTAGGTACTTACACGATTGCTTTTGAGTCAACGCATCTTGCGTTGACTTGCACAGGATTGCCCCCTATAACTTATATAACTGCACCTAGTTTTGTATGATATTGACAAACAATGACATTAGATTTTAAAGGGTACTCAACCGACGAGTTAAAAGTTCTTTTAAAGAATTTAGAAATAAAAAAGTTAGAAAGCGCTCGCAACAACTTTATGGATTTCGTAAAGATGGTGTGGCCTGAATTTGTATATGGCACAGGAGACCCTAGGGTACCTGGGCACCATGAAATTATAGCAGAGAAGTTTGAATCTATTAAAGGCGGAGATTTAAAGAGACTCATTGTAAACATGCCACCCCGTCATACTAAATCTGAATTTGCATCTTTTTTATTCCCTGCATGGATGATGGGAAATTTTCCAAAGCTCAAAATTATTCAAACAACTCACACAGCAGAATTAGCTTATCGTTTCGGAAGAAAGGTAAGGAATCTTATGAACGAAGATATTTTTAAAAAAATTTTCCCAGATGTAACTTTGAAAGCAGACTCACAGGCCGCGGGCCGTTGGGAAACGAATCACGGTGGTGAATATTTCGCCGCGGGTGTCGGTGGAGCTGTCACGGGTCGTGGTGCGGATTTATTTATTATTGACGATCCACACTCGGAACAAGATGCGTTGTCCGAGACGGCAATGGAAGGAGCATACGAATGGTACACCTCAGGTCCTCGACAGCGTTTACAGCCTGGCGGAAGTATTGTTTGTGTGATGACACGATGGTCAACAAAAGATTTAACAGGTAAATTAATCGATGCTCAAAAAGAACCGAAGTCAGATCAGTGGGAGGTTGTCGAGTTCCCTGCTTTGTTTGAAGACGAAACACCTGTGTGGCCTACTTTTTGGAATATAAAAGATTTAGAAGCAGTAAAGGCATCGCTTTCGATACAGAAATGGAATGCGCAGTGGCAACAAAAACCAACATCAGAAGAAGGCGCAATCATTAAACGAGAATGGTGGCAACGATGGACAAAAAAAGAAAAACCGATGTTGGAGTATATTATTCAAAGTTACGATACAGCGTTCAGTAAAAGAGAAACGGCAGACTATTCTGCGATTACAACGTGGGGTATTTTTCATCCTGATGAAGCAACACCTAATATTATTTTATTAGATGCGAAAAAAGGTAGATGGGAGTTCCCTGAGTTAAAAGAGATTGCTTGGGAGGAGTATCAATATTGGGATCCTGAAACGGTGTTAATTGAACAGAAAGCATCAGGGATGCCCTTGGCTCAAGAACTCAGGAGAATGGGTATTCCCGTTATGGCATTTACACCTGGCCGAGGAGCTGATAAACATACACGTGTTCATACATGCGCTCCTGTATTTGCTAGTGGCATGGTATGGGCGCCTGAAAGACAATTTGCGGAAGAAGTAATCGAAGAGGTTGCAGCGTTTCCTTATGGAGATCATGACGACTTAGTCGATAGTATGTCTCAAGCTATAATTAGGTTTAGACAAGGCGATTTTCTTAGATTAGAATCAGATTGGGTGGAAGACACTCGAATTAAAAAAACATATAAATATTATTAATGGCAAACGGAATTGAAAATGCAGGCGTTACACCGCCCAAAAAGATCAAGGTGAGAGGAGCAGAAATTTCTGTTGTTCCCAATAAGTATGATGCTGACACTGCAAAAGAACTTGCAGATGCTTTTAAAGTAGGTCTAGCTTTTTTACCAGGATCAGGAGAAGCGATTGCAGCTGAAGAATATTTTGATTCAATTGAAGATACAAAACAAGCGTTAAAAGAAAAAGATTATTCGGGAGCCGTGGGCAGCGGACTGATGTCCTTGTTACTGGGTGCAGGAACCTTGCCTGTTGTTGGGCCTATCATGAAGGGAACAGCAAAGGGAGCAAAAGTAATTTATGAAGGCGGTAAAGATGCGTATCGTGCTTTTAGAGAAAGTCGATTAAAATCTGATGCTACAGATATCACACAAGATGTTTCAACTTCTCCTGGAACAGATCTTGTTAGAGTTAATACAGGAACAGAGGTTGTCGAATCACGAACCGCGGCCCCTGTAGGAGATATCGATGATGCGGAGCTGTTAACATTTTCAGAAGGGACTCCGTTTTATTCTAAAGGTTTAGAAGTAGTGGATAATGTAGACTACGCAAATTATTCTAAGACAGGAGGTATTGCGAGAATACGTCCAACACAAAAAACAAAAGATCAAAGTTTAGCGGCAAAAGAATGGCAAGCATTATTTAAGAAGAATGGTGTCACTAATCAGGAATTAAAAGAATCAGGTGTTTTACAAATTTTAGATGCATATGGTGAAATGGGAGAAAGAGTTCCAGCAGAAATAATACGTGATCAATTTTTAACTAATCCTGCTTTTAGAATAAAAGTTGCAAGATACGGAGATCCTGGACTCGATGATCTAGCAAACATTCGATCAAGATCAAGAATGCTTGTGGATGATGCTACCGAGGGTGTTCCAGATCCTGAAACAGGCTCAAGGAACATACCTAGATCTGACGTTTCGGATGCGCAGTATGATGACCTAATTGAATTCAAAGAGATAGTAACTAATATACAGTCTGAGGTAACACAAGGTTACGGAAATCCTAATAGAAATATTGGAGAGTATTTAGAATCACAGTTCGATAAGATTGAAAATCTTTATTCACGAATGGTGAACAATAAAACTTTTGATGCTTATCCTCAGGCAAAAATTCAAATGGATAGATTTATTTCTAAATTTGGCGATGGAGAATATTTAAATCCTAGCATCAGAGCATTAGAAGGAAAGATGAAACCCCATCGACATAAAGACAGTGCTTATACTTTACAAGGTGGCACAGATTATCAAGAAATTGTTTTAGTCGGACCTGAGATTCCAGGACAACCTAACAAAACATTTGGTAGTCATTTTCCAGAAAAAAATCCTGTTGCTCATATTCGCTATGATACACGAACTCGTCACTTAGAAGATGGCACTGAACTTAATGAGGACATTTTATTTATTCAAGAAATGCAATCTGACATTCACCAAAAAGCAAGAAAGACAGATTACAACCCTAACCCAAATATTAAAGCAGACGATCTAGCAGATAAGTTAAGTGGTAAAGCTGCGAAAGAGTATGAAGAGTTAATGAAACTTTCTTCACAAATAGATTTTGGAAATATGTCCCAGGCAGATATCACTAGACTACAAACTCTTCGAATAAAATATTCAGATTTAATTGATAAACAGGTCAATGTTTCGGGAGCTCCTGTTAAAGTTGATCCAGATAAAATGCCGTTTTCTCCTTTCCAAGACGATGAGTATTGGGGAGACTATGCTGTTAAATTATTAGCAAAAGAAGCATCTCAAAATAATAAAGGATGGATAGCGATTGCTCCGTCCGATATGGTTTCTGCAAGAGATAGCAGTTTTGTTAATGGATTACCTTCATATGGAAACGCAATGTTTTATGGAGCTGCAGACGGTAAAAGTTTAAAAGCAGGTGTAAGAAGTGGAGGTGCTGAGAAGACAGTGAAAAAAGGCGTTGTGCCTAAAATCTTTGAGAGATTATCAAAACTAGATCCTAATCGACCACCACTAGAAGTAAAAACAATTTATATTATTGGCCCTGATGCTGAACCAATTCCTGTATATGCTATGGAAATAGACGACAGATTTGATACTGTATTCCCGATGTATAAAAATCAAGGGGGGATTGTATCTCTCCTTAGGAAGTGATAAATATTTATAATGGCTGAAGACGATAAAAATCCACTTAATAATGTTGAGAGATTAACCGATGTTGTTGCTGAAGAAATTGAACCTAATCCTTTAGAGGTAGAAGTTCAAACCGTAGAAGAATTACCAAGCGGTCAGGTAGAGATGGAAGATGGCTCTATCTTAGTTGGCGATGTTGAAGGAATGTTTGACGAAGAAAAAGAGGAAGATAATTTTTATTCCAACCTTGCAGAAAAAATTGATGACCAAGAGCTATCACGATTATCAGATGAGCTAACACAAAAATTTAAAGAAGACAAATCAACAAGAGAAGATTGGGCTAAATCCTATACCGATGGATTAGAACTTTTAGGGTTTAACTACACAGAACAAACTAGACCTTTTAAAGGAGCTAGTGGAGTTACTCACCCTTTATTGGCTGAATCAGTTACACAGTTTCAAGCACAAGCAGTAAAAGAATTACTTCCAGCAGGCGGACCTGTTAGAGCACAAGTTGTAGGAGCTACAACAGCTGAAATAAATGCACAAGCACAACGTGTGCAAGACTTTATGAACTATCAACTGACAAATGTTATGGAAGATTATACTCCTGAAGTTGATCAAATGTTATTCTATCTTGCATTAGCGGGATCTGCTTTTAAGAAAATATACTTTGATGCTCAAATGCAGAGAGCGGTAGCAAAGTTTGTTCCCGCAGAAGATCTAGTAGTGCCTTATGGAGCTACAGACCTTGAGTCATGTGAAAGAATTACACAAATTATTCGTATGTCAGAAAACGATTTACGTAAAAAACAGATTACAGGTTTCTATAGAGACGTTGAAGTTTTTCCAACAAGTGAAGAACAAAGTGATATTCAAGAAACTTACGACAAAATTGATGGTGTTAAGGGCATGAGTAATGATGATGAGATGACTTTGTTTGAAATTCACTGTGATTTAGATTTAATTGGTTATGAAGATATGGGGATGGACGGAGAAGAGACAGGGATTAAGCTTCCATACATCGTTACTATTGATGAAGGTTCAGGAAAGGTGCTTTCAATCTACAGAAACTATGAAGAAGAAGATGCTTTAAAAGAAAAAAAGCAATATTTTGTTCATTATAAGTTTTTACCAGGCTTAGGCTTTTATGGTTTTGGTTTAATTCACATGATTGGTGGATTATCTCGCACTGCAACTCAATCTTTACGTCAATTATTAGATGCAGGAACTCTTGCAAACTTACCAGCAGGTTTTAAAACTCGTGGATTACGTATAAGAGACGATGATCAACCTCTTCAGCCAGGAGAATTTAGAGACGTTGACTCTCCAGGTGGAATGATTCGTGAAGCTATTATGAATTTACCTTACAAAGAGCCGTCTCAAACACTTTTTGCCTTAATGGGCTTTTGTGTAGACGCAGGAAGACGCTTTGCAGCTATTGCTGATCTACAAATTGGTGAAGGAAATCAAAATGCAGCTGTAGGAACGACTGTTGCACTCTTAGAAAGAGGCACTCAAGTCATGTCAGCGATTCACAAACGCTTACATTACGCTCAAAAGATTGAATTTAGACTTTTAGCTGGCGTATTTAGAGATTTTTTACCGCCAAGTTACCCTTATAAAGTTGTAGGCGCAGATAAAGAGATAAAAACAGAAGATTTTAATGATGATGTTGATATTATTCCAGTATCTAACCCAAATATTCATTCTTCAGCACAAAGAATTGCTATTGCACAACAAGAATTACAATTAGCGACAGCAGCTCCTCAAATTCACAACCTAAGAGAAGCATATCGTAGAATGTACGAAGCTTTGGGCGTTAGAGATATCGATAATTTACTAATTCCTCAACAAGAACCTTTAGCAATGGATCCTGCTATGGAAAATTCACAAGCATTATCTCTTGCTGAGTTAAAAGCTTTCCCTGGACAAGATCACGACGCACATATTAAAGCTCATTTAATATTTGGTTCTTCTCCAATGGTTCTAGCACAGCCTCAAGCTGCAACGGAGATTCAAAAACATATCTTGGAGCATATTTCAATCAAAGCAAAAGAAATTGCTACTTCAGAACTAGAGAGCTACCCACCAAACATGAATGAAGAGCAAGTACAGGTTCAATTAAATGCTCGTATGGCACAATTAATTTCACAATTTATGGCAGAGCTAAAAGAAGCTTCTGCTCAACTATCTGGTCAGGGTGGTCCTGATCCTGTTGTACAATTAAAACAACAAGAACTACAGTTGAGAGCACAAAAAGATCAAAATGATGCTCAGGTTGATGCACAGCGTGTAGCATTAGAACAAGAGCGTATTAAACGTAATGATCAAAATATTCAAAAGAAAATAAATTCTTCTGAGGATATAGCTGAGCTCAGAGCGAGAGTCAATGTTGAGAAATCGAGGAACAGATAATGTCTATTGATATTGAAAAGTTATTAAAAAGAACAACTTTGTATAGTCCTAACAAAATAATTAAACCAAAAACTGTGAAAATATCTTCTTCAAAGAAAACAACAAAGAAAAAGGCTAAGAAAAAGACTACACCGAAGGTTAAAAATAGATATAATCAAAAGATGACTGCTGGCTCAAGATCAGGAGTTGGACGATTACAAAAAATAAAAGGAATGGCGTAACATGATGAAAGATATGAAAAACAAAAAACCTATGAAAAAGAAAATGGGTGAAAACGGGGACATGAAGTTAAAAGGCTACATGAGTGGCGGACCTGTTGAAATGCCTATGCCTGGTCCTTCAGGAAAAAGCACAATGCGTGGCATGGGTGCTGCAACTCAAGGCGGTAAGTTCAAAGGTGTCTTCTAAAAATAAACGTAAAGGTTTAAGTGGTGGAAAGAAGTTCGGACCGCCACCTAAAAAAGGACCTGATCCTCAGGGTAAAAAAGCGAGGAATTTGAAAGGGGTGCAGAGATGAAAGCATGGAATTGGATATGGGGTAAGTGGAGTAAACTTAATCCTCACGGTAAATGGGCTATTGGAATTGTAGTAGCTCTTGTGGTCTACAATTGGTGGATCGCATAGATGTTATCTAAATTATTAGGCGGATCTCTAGTGGACACTGTCGGTAAAGTTATCGACAGTGTTCATACTTCTGAAGAAGAAAAATTAGCTGCAAGAAATAAACTTAAAGAATTAGAGAACGAAATTAATTCTAAACAAATGGATATTAACTTAGCTGACGCTAAGTCTACAGCAGGTGGTCTATCTGGAATGTTACAACGGTCGTGGCGCCCCCTTATCGGGATGTCCTGTGCGTTAGCTATATTGTGGGAATTTGTGTTGAAGCAATTTATTGCTTTCTTTTTAGCTGCTTTTAGTGTTCAACACGCTCCGTTACCTGCACTTGATTTAGGGGTTTTGATGCCGCTTGTCATGGCCCTCCTCGGAATGTCCGGAATCCGCAGCTTCGAAAAATTAAAGAAAATAAATTCTGATAAATAATGTGCCAGGGATGCGATTGTTCAGATGACTGTCCAAATAAAACTAAAATGCTAGACAGATGCGGTAAATGTGACTGTATTTGTCATGAAGGAGCCACGTGTAATTGTGAATGCGCTATTTGTGCGTGCTTATCTTGTTTAACTAAACATGGAGAAATAAATGGAACTACAACTAATACAAAAAATTCTAGACAGTTTAAAGAACCAGAAAATTAATCTAGAAGACGCAATCTTAACAGGCAGTGTTGAGGACTGGAATAAATATCAGTATTTGACAGGTCAATATAATATGCTACTAAGTATACAGCGGGATATAAGAGATATCCTGGAAAAAGCAAAGGTAAATGATGACAACTAAGGAAAAAAAGAGTCAGGAACTTCCTGACAAAGTTTTTGCTTTGGAGAACGCATACAAGAAAAAGCAGGATCAGTTTTTAGATCCATCAAAGCTTCCAAGCAAATTAATTGAAAGACTTCCTCAACCTACAGGTTGGAGAATACTAATACTACCCTACATGGGACAAGCTAAATCAAAAGGCGGAATTATCCTTCCTGACGAAACAAGAGAGCGTGAGCATTATGCAACAGTATGTGCTTATGTTTTGAAGGTCGGCCCTGCCGCATATCAAGACAAAGACAAATTTCCACACGGCCCTTGGTGTAAAGAAGGCGATTGGATTTTATTTGGAAGATATGCAGGCGCAAGATTTAAACTTGAAGATGGCGAATGCCGTATTATTAACGACGATGAAGTGATTGGCACAATAAAAGAGCCTAGCGACATCGTTCATGTGTGAGGAGTAAATCATGGCTGAAGCAGCACAAAATACCGACAATATGCAAGATATTGAAATTGATGTATCTGAGCCAAGAGGTAAAGATTTAATTAATCAAGAGATTTCAAAATTAAAAAATGACACAGGAGAAGTTGAAGTTCAGGTAGAAGAGAAACCAGTAAAAGAAGAACCTATTGAAGTTCAAACAAAAGAGGAAACAGAAGAATCCTCCGAAGATAAAAAAGACAAATATCAAAATTATAGTAAAGATGTTCAAAAACGAATTAACACATTAGTTCGTAGAGCAAAAGAAGCTGAAGAAAGAGAAACAGCTCTTGCTAATAAGTTAAGGCAGGTAGAGCAACAAACTTCTCAAACTCAGTCTCAGTATAATACGATGCAGGATGGCTACTACAACGAATTTAAAACTCGTGTAGAAACTCAACATGTTTTAGCAAAGGATAGCTTAAAGAAAGCATATGAGAATAATGATCCTGATCAAATTATCGCAGCTCAAGAACTATTATCACGAGCAACTCTTGATAAAGAAAGATTAGCCTTAGCAACTGCTGATCGTGAAAAAAGAGTTCAAGCTCCTCAAGAACAAGAAATTGTTACCCCTCAACCACAGGTAGCGCAGGAAACTGCACCTCCGCCAGATCCAAGAGCAAAAGATTGGGCAGAGAAAAACTCGTGGTTTGGAAGTGATGAGGCAATGACCTATACAGCTTTTTCAATTCATAAAAAATTAATTGAAGAAGAAGGGTTTGACCCGAACTCAGATGAATACTATACTGAGATTGATCATAGGATCAAAACTGAATTCCCTCACAAGTTCAATGAACCTGTTGAGGAGAGTACCTCCAGTAAGCCCAGAGTCGTGCAACCTGTGGCTTCTGTAAAAAGAGGAAGTGGAAATGCACGGAAGGTGGTTCGTTTGACACCTAGACAAATTCAAATGGCAAAAAACTTAGGTGTGCCTCTAAATGAGTACGCTAAACAAGTGAAGGAGTAAATTATGATAAACAAGACTCCAAGGGCAACAGAGAGTAGAGCTAAAGCAGAACGTAAAAAAGTCTGGGTTAACCCTTCTTCTTTGGATGCACCGCCTGCACCCACTGGATTTAAACACCGTTGGATCAGGGAATCTGTAAGAGGCTATGATGACAAAGCTAATGTCTTTAAGCGTCTTCGGGAAGGATACGAATTAGTGAGAGCTGATGAATATCCTGACTGGAATCTTCCCTCAATCGACGACGGTAAACATGCTGGGGTGATAGGAATAGGGGGATTACTGTTGGCTCGTATACCAATAGAAATCGCTGAAAGCAGGAACAAACATTTCGAAGAACAGACAAGATCTGCTCAAGAAGCTGTGGACAACGATCTTCTAAAGGCTAGCGATCCAAGAATGCCGATCAGTAAACCCGACAGGCAAAGTAGAGTGACATTTGGTGGTAAGTCCAGTAAAGAATCCTAAGTCAAATTTTTCTGGGTTAGCTACTGATGTCTTAAATTAACAATAAACTCAAAAGGAGTATTATTATGGCTAACCAAGACGCACCATTCGGCTTTAGAGCCGTAGGTAAAGTAGGTGGTGGCGTATCGAACCAAGGGCAAACTGAATATACAATTGCCAATGGTGAAGCATCCGCTATCTTCCAAGGTGATCCTGTCAAATTCGTAGCAAACGGTAATATTGATATTGCTTCTGGCGCTGGTGATACTATTGTTGGTATTTTTAATGGTTGTTTCTATACAGATCCAACTACTTCAAAGCCAACTTTTTCAAATAGTTATCCAGGCGGCATTGCAGCAGCTGATATCGTTGCAAACGTAATTGACGATCCAAACCAATTGTTTGAAGTTCAAACAAGTGGAACAGTAACAGCAGCAAATGTTGGTGAAAACGCTGAAACAGCTTACACCGCAGGCAGCACTATATCTGGTTCTTCAAAAGCTGAAGTAAATAGCTTTTCATCAGATGCAGCTAAGACGTGGATCATTGTAGGTCTGTCAAAAGATCCTGAAAACAGTGATACAACATCTGCTAACGGAAACCTAATAGTGAAGCCTAACCTTCACTTCTACACAGGTGGAAAGGCAGGGGTATAATCCATGGCTATATCAAGAAGTCAACTCGTTAAAGAGTTAGAACCAGGACTAAACGCACTGTTTGGTTTGGAATACGACAGATACGAAAACGAACATGCTGAAATCTTTGATACTGAGTCTTCAGACAGAGCATTTGAAGAAGAAGTAATGTTATCAGGTTTCGGATCTGCACCAACTAAGAGCGAAGGCTCAGGCGTGTCATACGACAATGCTGAAGAAACCTTCACAGCTCGTTACCAACACGAAACAATTGCATTAGCATTTGCAATCACAGAAGAAGCTATCGAAGATAACCTCTACGACAAGCTAGCTGCTAGATACACAAGAGCTCTTGCAAGATCAATGTCAAACACAAAGCAAGTAAAAGCTGCTGCTGTTCTTAACAACGCATTCAGCACAACTCAGCTTGGTGGTGACGGTGTAACACTGTGTAACACAGCACACCCAATTCAAGCAGGTACTTTCTCAAACAGAAATGCCAATGATGCGGATTTAAATGAAACATCACTTGAGCAAGCAATGATCGACATTTCGGGTCTAGTTGATGAGCGTGGTCTAAGAATTGCGTTACAGGGTATGAAACTTATCGTTCCTTCTAACTTACAGTTCACTGCTGAAAGACTATTACAGTCTCAGTTAAGACCAGGCACAGCCGACAATGATGTGAATGCTACAAGAAACATGGGTATGATTCCTCAAGGTTACGTAGTAAATCACTTCTTAAACGATACTGATGCGTATTTTATCAAAACTGATGCCCCTAACGGCTTCAAGTATTTTGAAAGAACACCTATCAGAACCGCAATGGAAGGTGATTTTGATACAGGTAACATGAGATATAAGGCAAGAGAAAGATATTCTTTTGGCTTCTCAGACCCAAGAGCTGTATACGGTTCACAAGGTTCTTAATAAAAAACGTTCTTTTTAGAACGATACAAAGGGCGGTTGTCTTTGACTCCGCCCTTTTTTTATGGCATATTTCAATTCTAGCAAAATAAATTACACAAACTGAGCTAGCAGACTGTATAGAGATTGTGTGATTGGTCTATATAACCAAGGAGGTTTAATATGGCAAGTAGAACAACATTCACCGGGATCGTAAGATCAAACGGTGGAGATAGTAAAAGAGAAACTTATGCTGGTTCAGTACAATTAGCAGCACAGTTTTATTTTTTACCAACTGCAGCAGCAGGAACTGACGTTCAAGTATCAGCAACAGATACAAGAAAAGTCGTTCTTCCAAAAAACGCTATCGTAACAGGTATTACTTTTAATCCAGATGCAACAGGTGGTACAAATCCAACTGTTGATATGGGCTATACTGATTTTGACGGTGGTACTAACTTTGTAGATATCGACGGTCTTTTAAACGAGGCTGACGCAGATACATCTGACATCACAACCGTATGGGGTGGCGACTCAACTTCAGGAGCATCTCTCGGTAATCTTGATCTTCCAGCAACTGAAAGAATTAAAATTGTAGGTGGTCAAGGTTCAGCTGCAGCAACAGGCGGTACGATCTCAGGTATCATTTACTATTACGTAAAAGATCAAGGTAAATTAAGTGAATCTTTACCTGAGTTAGCATAAGGGGTAAATTATGTTTAGTATTAAAACAGCAAAAGTGACGGGAACAGGAGATGTTACGACAGGTCCTGCTAGACTTATAGCTATACACGCTGTTTGTAGTGGCACCGCAGGGAGTATTGTTTTAAAAGACTCAAGTGGTGGAAGCACTAAATTCGACATAGACACTCCCGCAAGCGCAACAGAAATAGTGGAAACTTATATTGGCGATTCAGGTATTAGATTCGAAACCAATATTCATGCCACATTAACTGATGTAACTTCATTAACTTGCATCTTTGGATAATGGCTGATAAGCAACCACCTAAAACTAAAAAATATTTCCGCTCCACAAAAAGTGGGGCGGGAATGACGAAAGCGGGCGTTAAACGCTACCGCTCAGAAAATCCTGGTTCTAAATTAAAAACAGCAGTCACAGGTAAAGTAAAAAAAGGCAGTAAAGCTGCGAAACGTAGAAAATCTTACTGTGCTAGATCTGCGGGTCAAATGAAACAATTTCCTAAAGCAGCTAAAGATCCTAATTCAAGATTACGACAAGCAAGAAAAAGATGGAGATGCTAGGTGAAACTACTTCTAACAATTCTTTTTTTCTTTACATTAGTAGCTACAATAACTGATATAAAAGCTGAAACCAATACCGTGTCGAGTACGGTTGTAACAAATTCAACACCCCCTACAGCAAATGCACCAGTCATAGCCAATTCAAATAGTGATATTTGTAAAGTTGGAGTTGGCGGTAGTGTGCAAAATAATGTCTTAGGCGTAGCTTCAGGAATTTTAGTAGACGATGAGCTGTGTCAGCTTTTGAAGCTAAGTCGATCTCAGTATTCTTACGGCATGAAAGTGTCGGCCGTTGCTTTATTGTGTCAAGACCCTCGTGTCTGGACAAGCATGATGGATGCGGGAACCCCGTGCCCTGTTAAAGGTTTAATTGGTGCTGAAGCTGCTACTTATTGGGAAGAAAATCCTAATCAAATTCCAGATGGCAGTAGATACAAACCTGAATATCTACAAGCTAGTGTAGAAGAAAAACCAGAAGGAGATTTTAATGATATTAAGAATTTTGGTCTTATGGCTCTTTCTTTATTGCTCCTACTCTAAAGCAGAGTGCCTCCCTGACGTAGAAGGTCTCTGTACTCCAGGAGTCACAATCACAGAAGATACACAAATTGACATTACTGAAGAAGACAAAGGCACAGAAATAATTACAACTACTGAAACTACAGTAACAACGACAACCACTACAGTCACCAACCAAGACTCAGGAGATATTTTAACAGGATCTAATGGATATGTTTCTTCTAGTAAAGAAGGGGATATGGACATTGATTGGGGAGGTCAAGGCTCTGCAAGTATGCCTACAGGTAATTCTTGTTACGGCCTAGGTGCGGATAAATGCGCACAGATAACAGGCGGTGGTAATTCAACATCTACGATGGGTGTTGCAGGTATGGGTACAACTTTTATTAACACCATTGACATATCTGATTTACAAATAGATAACGGTGGCGAAGTTAAATATACAATCGAGGTAGATAAGCAAGATGCTCAAGATAGAATATACATGCACGTTTCAGGATTTGACGGAACTACTTCAGTCTTTTCAGGTACTGACATCTTGTCTGAATCTGGAGTATCAACAGGCTACCAATCTTATAATGGCTCTTTCAATTTCAGTGGCATTTTAAATAAAATAATTGTGGAAGTGGGAGGCAGAGATATCAATCTTGCTGTTGGTCCTTTATTTGATAATGTTAGTGTCAATGTTTTCTATAATGTAATTAATACTATCATCACACAACAGATTACTACCCTAGAAGAAATTTATTATCTTGATTTGTTTACAACATCAGAGATTGATTTTGCTCAAGAAGTTTTTGAATTGAACGATGTTACAGTCGATGATGGCATGGTTGATTTTTCACCTATTGAACCTGAAACAGAAGAGGTATCTTTTGAAACTGTAGAATTAGAAATAGATCTGGAGATGAGTTTTGATGTAG